AAAGATAAAGGCATTTTTTAAAAATCATAAATTTAATTGCAAAATTATCATTTCAACAAGCACTGAAAAAGGTGAAGGTGAGCATAAAATTTTTAAATTTATTAGAGAAAATCAGGTTATACATAAAAAATATAAAACATTGATTTATGGATTGGATGCTGATTTAATTATGTTAGGGTTAAACCATTTACCAATAGCCAGAGAAATATATCTATTTAGAGAGACACCCGAATTTATTAAATCTATTAATAGCGATTTAATACCCAATGAAAATTATATATTAGACTTACCAGAGTTATCAAAAACAATTATTTCTAGAATGAATAATTTTAAACCAATTAATGAAAAACAACAAAGTAATAGATTGTACGATTATATATTCTTATGTTTCTTTTTGGGAAATGATTTTATGCCACATTTTCCATCTATAAATATTAGAACTAATGGAATTGAAATATTATTAAACGCTTATAGTGCGGTTATAGGGAAAACAAATCAAAACTTAACAGACGGTAAAATAATTTTTTGGGCCAATGTAAGGAAATTTGTTGAATATCTATCAGAAAATGAATTAAAATATTTGAAAAAGGAATATCAAATAAGAGATAGATGGGAAAGGAGACATTTTCCAAATAATACAATAGAAGAAAAACTGACAAAATTACAACATATACCCATAAAGGAACGCGATATTGAAAAATATATCAATCCTTTTGAATATGGGTGGCAAAAAAGATATTATGAAAAATTATTTGATACCGATATTAATAATTTCTATAAAAGGAAAATATGCAATAATTTTTTAGAAGGACTTGAATGGGTTTTAAATTACTATACTGTAGATTGTAAGGATTGGAGATGGTCATATAAATATAATTATCCACCACTGCTAAGTGACTTGTGTATATTTATACCACATTTTGAAACTGAGATGATTAAACCTAATAATAATAAGTCCGTTTCACCATATGTTCAATTATCATACGTTTTACCAAAGGAAAGTTTACATCATTTGCCATATGAAATTTTCATAAAACTTATGAAAAATAAAAATCATTTGTATGATCCAAACTGTGACTTTTGTTGGTCTTTTTGCAAATATTTTTGGGAAAGTCATATTAAATTGCCATATATAGATTTGGAAGAATTAGAACATTTTGTTAATACTTAAAAATAATAATAATTATATATAATTATGGAAGATCAAGATACTATTAGCCATGTTGTTCCTACAATAAATGAAAGAAATGAATTCGTTAGAAGTTTAAAAAAAGGACGAATATTAATTGTTAAAGCTTATGCAAATTGGTGTGGTCCGTGTAAAAAAATTTCACCATTAGTAGATAGATTAATTTCAAGAATGCCTGCAAATGTTAAAATAATGTATTTAGATGTGGATAAAGGTCAAGATTTAGCAAATTATTTAAAAATTACAAGCATTCCCACATTTATTAGTTATATAAATAAAGATAAAGCTGATATTTTAATAAGTGCTGATGAAGAACAGGTGCGTAAATTTTTTAGAAAGGTGGAAGCATACAATTTTTTAAAATAACTATAATATATATTCTGAATGCCAAACACTTTGACAAAGAAAAGGAACCGTCGTACTTTAACGAAGGCCGACCGTCGAGCGGCGCAGGCGGCGGCGGCGGCGGCGGCGCAAGCGGTGGCGGCGGCGGCGCAAGCGGCGGCTCAGACGAAGAAACGTCGGACTTTAACGAAGTCCGACGCCCACCGCATGATTAGGGAACGTGAGGACCAAATTATCGGGCGAGTAGGTAATGGTATTCAGTACCAGCCCCCGGGGAGGGAGGCGGCAGACAAGAGAAAATTTTTTTTTAAAAATACTCCTCCGTGGGTCCCAGACGGACCTCCAACAGGCTTTGCCGGTAATTTATCGGGCGCTCGTGCGCTCGCCGCCACCACCAAGAAACCTAGCTTCCTCCGCAGAGCATGGAGAAGAATAAGTGGAAAGGGTGGTAGACGAAGAACTCGTCGAAGAAGAAAACGCAGAAAAACACGCAGAAAAACACGTAGAAGAAGAGGTGGTCGCCGTAAAATATCTAGGCGACGCACGCAAAGAGGTGGAGGAGGAAAAGCTAAGTTTAGATACAAAGTCAAAACATTTTTAAAAAAATCTGCAAAAATAGAAACAAAAGCGAAGCCTAAGAAATGGTGGTAAAGCGGACTAAACTAAAAAAATAAATCATATTTATCTACAATGAATGACCACGATTTAGATATAGATAATTATGATTTAGAAGATTTATTGGGACTTTTTAAATTAAAATTTAATTTTGATGAGATTGATTTGAAGAAGGCTCGGCAAAGATGTTTAAAAACGCATCCCGATAAGAGTGGTTTGGAAACAAAATATTTTATATTTTATAATAAAGCATTTAAGGTTATTTCAGAGATTTTTCATTTTCGCTGTCGTAAAAAGAACACAAATACTGAATATAATGTGGAATATAATGAAGCAGAAAAGAAATTATTAGACCCTATACAGAAGAATAAAGAGGAATTTAATGGATGGTTTAATGAGATGTTTGAGAAAGTAAGAATTGCAGATAATGAGCAAGATGGTGGTTATGAGGATTGGTTTCGTAAAGATGATAGTAAAATAGATGATAAACGTGTTCCTTTATCACAATTTAATAACGAATTTTATAAAAGAAAGAAAGAGAGTGGTATTTTGGTAAAACGTAATAGCATAAGTGAAATAAATAATTCTGCCGGTTCAAATCTAACACGAGATAGAATTAACGAATATTCTTCAGATATATTTAGTAAATTAAAATACGAAGATTTGAAGAAAGCACATACTGAAACTTTAATTCCAGTTACTAAGGACGATATGGAGATGAGACCGAAATTTTCCGATTTGGATAGTTATAAAAGACATCGTTCTTCAGACAAAATTTCCCCCCTTTCATTAAACGAAGCTCGTAATTATTTATCAAAGAAGGCAGAAGAGGAAGGAAAGGTAAATATGTGTAGAGCATTTAAGATGTATAAACAAGATGAAGATATGGAAAGGGCTAGAGATCAGTGGTGGAAACATATAAAACAACTAAAAAACTGATAGATTTGGAGTTTATTTTTCTTAAACTAATATATATATGTTAAGGTTATTCAAATTTATATTAGCAATAATAGTTATAGTAATATTGGCACATTATTATAATGATCATAAAAAGATTGAAGATAGTCGTAAATTGGATAAATTAGATTTAATCCAAGAATATTTATTAAATGGTGGAGAAATTTCTTCGCAAAAACCTATTTTGTGGATTCACAATCATTATAAGATAAATGCTCGCAATTGGGCAAGTTTTGGTGGAAGAAACACAAAGAAGTTAAATCAGCCATATTTATATTTGTGTGTAAAAAGTATTATCAAACATTGTGGAAAGTCTTTTAATATTGTATTGATAGACGATAATTCATTCAGTAAATTAATTCCTGACTGGAACATTTCTATGAATATTCTGTCTGCACCTATTCAGGAACATATGAGAAATTATGGTTTAAGTAAATTATTATATTATTATGGTGGAATGTTAGTTCCAAGTTCTACAATTGCAATTACAGATTTTAAACCATTATATGAAAAAAGTTTAAATAAGCATGGTTGTTTTACCGCAGAAAAGATTAATAGAACAAGTACATCGGTTTATAAAGATTTTTTCCCAACAATGAAAATAATAGGATGTAGAAAGAAAAATCCTATTATAAAAGAATTAGTAAATTATTTAGAAGTATTAGCATTGGAAGATTATACAAGCGAAATAGATTTTTTGGGTGAAGCAGATAGATGGTTATACAAACAGACATCAATCCGTCGTATGAATTTGATAGATGGAAAGGTTTTTGGAATGAAAGAGATATGTGGAAAGGCTGTAAATATAGAAGAATTAATTTCTGATGGTTTAATTGAATTTGATAATAGAGTTTTGATTGGTATTTATATTCCAGCGGACGAAATTTTGAAAAGAACAAATTATAAATGGTTTGCCCGTTTATCAGAGAAGCAAGCTTTAGCAGCAGACACATTAATTTCTAAACATTTATTAGTCAGTTTAGGTCAAAGGTCTATTCGTTGTAATTAATGGGTGGATATATATAATAATGTATTTCATATTTAGATTTATCATATTTAATTTTAGAAGTCCAAGCTAAATGGTTGCTTTTACAGATTTGTCGTAATATTGTTACAAAGGTTTTGTAATTTTGTTCTCTTGTAACATAAAATTGTTTGCATTTAAAATAATAATTTTTAATTTCGTCACAAAATTCGTCAATTTCATTATTATATTTTGCTTGTTTAAAAGTATCTTTGGTTATTAATAAAAATTTTGGATTACTTTTTATAGCATATTTGTTAAGAAAATCAAAAATTATTTTATTTGGTACAGTCTTCTTAAATATTTGGTCAGACATATATATAATCAAATGTTTTTATTTAATTCATTGGTAAATAATGCAAGCTCCAATTCTGATTCATGAATTGTATGAAAGATAGATATATATTTGCAAATATATTTAATAAGCATATATTTACTAGTTTCATCAAGTATTTCTGTTGTTTTGACAAATAAGAAGTAACTGTCTAAAATATCCATAACCGAATAACCTTTGTTAAAAATAGAAAAAATTATTTTTACCGCACTAGAAATATTTTTTTCAGTATACCAAGCCCTTGTATATTTTTCAAATTCATAAAAGCTAATATTAGTACAAATTTCTTTAGCCATTTTTTCTGTAATTTTAATATCTAATAGTTTAAATTTTTCCATATAATTTACCAATAATCGTATTGAATTATTACACACATTTAAAATAAATTTTTGTGCTTTTTCAGTTATTTTCAAATTTTCATTTTTTTTAATTTTATTAAAGATTTTCTGTAGAAATGTGTCTCCGATTGGTTTAAGTTTCATAATGGTGCACCTAGATTGTATGCTATCAATAACTTTTTGTATATTAGAACAAGATGCCAAAAAATGAACATTATGACTGTATTTATCAATACAATTTCTAAAAACTTGTTGACTTTGGTCATTAATAAAATCAATATCATCAAGTACTATAAATTTTTTTTTACCCGATACTGAAGAAACTGTTTGGCAAAAAGTTTTTACTTCATTTCTATAAAATTGTATTCCTTGTTCTTTCAAGCTATTAATATATAAAACATTATCCTTTGGTATTTTTTTCATATCATAGTATTCTCTGATTGTTGCATCCAATAGAGATGTTTTCCCCGATCCTGAATTACCAATTAATAAGATATTCAATGAATCCATTTCAATAAGACTTTTCATTAATTTTATTAGGTCTTTATCTATAAAAAAATCTTGATATATGTTTGGTTTATATTTTTTAAGAAAGGGCGTGTCCATTATAAAAGTATATAAAAACAAGATTTTAAATTATTTTAATATAAAAATTTTTGCTTTGCAAACACTTTTCGCTATGCGAAAAATAATAACCTATAATACTTATATGAATAAAAATAGATTAAAAGCACTTTTACATAAACAAGAAACTAAACAGGTGAAATTACCAACAATTATATCTTCAAATGATATAATTGAAACCACTCAATTATATAATACTTCAAAAAGCGAATTAAATCTAGGAATTGATTCATCTGTTATATCTTCAAATGATATTATTGAAACCGCTCAATTATATAATACTTCAGAAAGCGAATTAAATCTAGAGGCTGATTCGTCTGTTATATCTTCAAATGATATTATTGAAACTACTCAATTATATAATACTTTAGGAAGCGAATTAAACCTAGGAATTGATTCGTCAGATATATTTTTAAATGATAATATTGATGACAGTAATATACTTTCTGAGCAAGATTTTCAAAATATATTAGATAATGAATTAAATATAA